GGTGTAACTTTTATCTTCATCAAGAAGGGCATCCACCAAGTCCCTTCTGTTTGCATACCGGGCAGATGCAAGAATCTGTTCCTTGCTGAACTTCTGTTCATTCTGTTCAGTTTTTGCACCGCCTGTATTTTTTCTTGTTGCTGCCAAATCAACCACCTTCCTTCACACTGGTACTTGCCTGTAAACTTTCCATAGGTGTCTGCTGCTCTGTCTTTCTGATAAAACAGTCATAATTCACAAAGAAATTCAAAACACCGTCAACTACTTCATATTTCATCTTTGTCCCCATGATTGGCTTATCCTCACCATAGATTGTGATGTACTCCAAGCACTGCAACATTCTTTCAGCCACACCATTACATTCCCTTTGCTTTTCATTAGTTTCAGGGAAATACTGGATGCAAAACTGATTGGTTCGGAAATAACGCTTTCCAAGGAACAGTTCAGTTGTGGGGTTCAGACAAGTAATAAAAAAACAAGGTTCTTTCAAACCTTGCTTGATTTCTTCCATGTGGGTTTCATAGCCATCCCCAAATTCTTCATTCAGGGAAATGCTGATTGCTTCAATTATTGAATTTATCATTTCAAACATCCCCCTAAATATTTTTTAATCTTGTTTTCAAGTACCTTCGGGGCAATCTTTTCAAGTTCCTGTTCAGATATGGTCATCATAAACCCACCCTTGACCCATCCTTTGTGATTTGCGGTTCTGTGACCATATTCAACATAGGATGCGTATTCAACCGGGTTCACAATCTCAATGACATAAGTGTCACCAAAATGATGAACGGTCAGGGAATCAGCATAATTCTGTGCAGATGACCTTTTTTCACCAGTCCACCCACGCCTTAAAGTACCGCCTTTTTTTCCTGAACTCTTTGGATATTCCCCCACCGGGGTTCTTTTCACCACCATCCGCAATAAACGGGCAGCAAGTTCCTTTGCACACGCTTCAACAAATTTATCAGGGTCTTGCAGCTTGTTCAGTTCATCCCTGAACTTTTTCAACCCATCAATATTGAAATTCCCCATTCTACCCATTATGCAAAGTCCTTGAACAATTCAAGAATAATTTCCTGATGTGTCGGATATATTGCCGGGACACCGCTGCAAGTGTAATCAGTAGTCACATTATCCTGTGATACAGTGATTTTTGAACCCGCATTGATTGAAATATCAGGGGAAACAAATAATTTCGTCACCTGTGTGATGGTTGCTGCTGAATCTGACTGAATAGCAGTTTGCAGTTTTTCAAATGACAATTTACATGGTTGATTTTCCAAAACAACCACTTCAACATCTTTTGTCAGCTTCGACCTTTCATCTTTTTCCTTTTTCCTTTCTGTGACTGTCAAAGTACCAAAATAGGTTGCTTCAATAGCCTTTCTTGCAGCCTTTTGTGCTGCCTGAATTGCGTTTACCATCGGATTCGCCTGAATGAATTAAATTCAGCCTTTCCATAGGATAAAAGGTAATTGATGAAGGCGGTCAGCCTTTGTTCAGGTGTCAAGCTACCTTCACCAGTTGCAAAAACGGTGTTGGTGTCACCTGTCTGAATCTGCTTTACTGCATAATCTAAATCAAACCCAACAAGGTCATTTGGTGCAAAGGTTTTCTTGGAAAGAAGAAATTCACCCGCTGCCATATCAACAGCTATGTGTTCCAGTCCTTCCGGCACATCTTGCCAGTTGATTTCATTTTTGATGGTGCTGCGTACTTTCTCAACGCAAAAGGTCAAGGCAAATTCATCATCTGCCTTGACCTCATAACCCAAAGATTTCAGCCTGTCTTTTACTGCATCAGTATTAAACATAGCAACCACCCTTTCAGATTATCCCCTTGAAATGATGCGGGCAATCGGAATTGCCTTGTGGTTGATATAGCTGCGGTCAGAATCCTTGCTTTCACCGGAATGTACCAGTGACCAGTTCGCACCCTTTTTCAACTCTGCATCGGTTGGTGAAAGTGTTGCCTGACTTGTCTTTTCATAGGAAATACCAAAAGGTGCAAATACCTTTCTTTGACGGGTATACAAAAGGTCAACACCGCCATCTGTTTTTTCATCCCTTGCCATAGCATACGGAACTTTTGCACCAATATCCTCATAAGAAAATGCACCATTACCCATGACATAGGTTGTGTACTCTGTGAACGCATCCACAAACACAACATAGTCACCAACCGCCGGAGTTGAATAACTGTCTGCAACAGGTGTTACACTTCCAAGTTTAATCTGTTTTGCAGTAGGTGTTGCACTGTCAGCAACAACTTCAACCGCACCTTCATCAGTAGACTTTGCCTTGATATAGAAACCTTCCTGTGAAACAGTAGGTAAATCGTCATCAATGACAACCAACTTACCGTTCCATGTATACAGGTCAAGGTCTTTCTGAATCCCCTGTGAATCTGTATATTTCAGGTGTGTTACAAGGTTCAGGTTTTCAAGGTTCGTTGAAACATCACTGTGCATGAACACCAGTGTAAACTTCTTCTTGTTAGCACCACAAGCCTTGTTTGCTGCACTGTTCAGTGTGGTTGCGGAAACCTTACCGTCAACCTTTTCAGTAATGTCATAGGTGTGGTTGTTGACAAATTCAAGGTTCTTTGCACCTGTCATTGCAAAGATACCGTCAAGAATCGCAAGAATGGTATTCTGGTCAACACCATCCCAGTAATCACCAACCTGATTTGCGATATTCTGCATGAAGTCAACACCGCCAGTAATGTCATAGCTGAAATCTTTTTCTTTCCATGCCTTAGCACGACCAACCACAACAACACCCTGTTCAAAGGTCTTTGTGCTTGTTGCTTCAATGTCTGTCTGACCGTCATAGTTGACTGCATCACCATCTAACAGACCACGCATTGCAATTCTTGCGTAACTTGTACCGTTCTGTGTACTGAACACATCCTTAATGTCAGGATTTCCCGCCAGCGCTTTTGACTTCTTGATTTCGTGCATATGAAGGTTCGGAACTCTGCCGACCATATACTTGAAAGCCTGCGGGTTAAAACTCTTAGAATCAAACTTATCGTTCGCCATTCTTTTTCACCTTTCCTTTCTTTTACTCTAACTTAGCATCAGGATTTTCCGCTAAGTAGGCACATAATTCATCATAGTTCATTTTTGAGGTATCAACCTCTGTTCCCGGCTTCTGCTGTGCAGATGCCCCCGGCTGAAAGCCTTTGAATGTCTGCTGCTGTTTCTGCTGCGGTGCATCGAATAAGAACTTTGTATCTTCACCAGTGGTCAGCTTTTCAATCTGTTCAGACAACCCCTTGACATTACCATCTTTGTCAAGTTTGGCATCCGTCAGGTCTAAAAGTGCCTTAACTGCCTTGATGTTCTTTGCATTTGCCCCGGTCAATGCTTTCTCAACCGCAAAATCAACCTTCAACTGGGTCATTTCAGATTCATGTGTTTCCTTGGCTTTGGTATTTTCAGCCTGTAAGTCTGCAATCTGTTTTGTCAGGGCTTCATTGTCCCCGGCTGATGCTTTCAGGGTTTCAAGCTGTTTGTCCCTGTCAGACACCTGTGTTTTCAGTCCGTCAACCTCTGTCTGTAAATTCTTGATTTCAGCAGCGGATGCAGATTTTGCATTTTCAATGTCATCACCATTGATTTTCATAATGCTGTCAACCTGTTCCTTGGAAAGTCCTAAATCTTCTAACTGTTTTCTTGTCATAATGACACCATCCTTTCAAATACGTTTTTATACGGGGTAACTCCCACATGATTGTTTGGTTGTTGCGGTTTTACGTCTTGACCAACTCCGACAAATAGAAAAGCACCCGTTGCCGGATGCCTTTCTGTGTCACTCTGACCCTGTGACCGGGAGATAATTTTCAGACCACCATACCCTTTCTTTAAGTCTTGGTTTTCATGTACCTGTGAACCCCCTTTCTGACCTCATATAACGGTCATATTTCAATTATTTTCATTCCCTTGATAACTTGTTAAGGTATGAAAAAACACCGCCTAGATGACGGTGTTCAATCCCAGTGTTCCCCATCTTTGGGGTACAGTTCCAAAATATCATAAAAGTTAGGAATTTCAGAAATCTGTTTCCCTTCTTTTAATGCAGTTAGAACTTCTATTTTTTCATCGAGTAGTTCATCACTGTCTAAATCAAAGAACTGAATCATCATAGGTGGGAAATCTACTTCAAAGAACAGTTTTCGCACCTTGACATATTTTTCTATCAGCTTTTTGTCATCCATTATTCACCACCCGCTTTCTTCAAAAGTTCAATAATCACTGCATCCAGTTCAGCAACAAGTTCAGGCTTGTCAGCACGTAACAATTCAATCAAATCAGGTCTTGTTACACTCAACGCTGCATAGTTGGCAATAGTTTCATGTACTCTACTGTTTACAGATTGATAATACTTTCCACCATGACCATACTTAACAACACCAGTGTCACGAAAAACACCGCCTGACAGTGCATCGTAAATATCTTGAAGGTTTCCAATTCCACCACCCATGATGTTTCTGCACTCATAGTCACGTTCAGATTCCAACAGTGATTGCAGCTTGTTATACTGCTTTTTATAATCACTATATGTACCCTGAAAAGTTCTATTCATCATTGCATCATTCAATGCAGTGATTTGTGAATTGTACTTACTACGAACAGCACTTGACACTTCTTTCCACTTTTCATCATGTTCAGCAAATAACTTTTTCACATCGTCTGACATATCAGAAGAAGTCTGTTTGAACTTATCAACTAAAGATTGTCGGCTTGTGCTGAACCAGTTACCTGATTTCTTCACGTTGCTTCTACCATACAAGTCCATAAGGTGCATTTCTTCATGTAATGTTGTGTTCACCTGTCCGGCAAGATTTTCACCTTGTAATTTTGGTATGGTCAGCTTCACTTCTGCCAGTTCCCCGGTAAAAGTATAGGATGATGTTGAAACTGCATGATTTTTACCATGTGAAATCTTAAAAGGTATACTATTACTTTCAACACTTTCCAGTTTACCCATTCGATTGAACAAGGCAACTGTATTTGCATCTGCACCTTCCAAACTGTTCACATAGTCAACAAGTGCCTGTGTATTCTTCATTTCTGATTTTGCAGTAAAAGCAGAAGGAAAATTTTCAGCTTTCAATTCTTCTGCAACTTGTTTTACTTCTTTCTTTGCCTTAATTGTATCATCAGGTGTTGCTTCTTGCAATCCAGTCTTGTCACCTTCAACAAATGACTGTTGCCATTGCTTATAGGTCATATCAGATGGTACATAATAGGTCTTGCCATCCTCACCCCTTGCAGCACGTTCACCAACACTGTCAAATTCGTCATCAAAGAATGGAACAGTGGTTGACCTACACCACACATGAAAAGGCGGTGCAGTAACACCAACTTCCCACTGAGACATAGGAAAATGCTTTCCATCCATTTCCCGGCAAATATCAGAAGTGTGTGAATCAAGCGTTGCCACAATTTCAAACTGTTCAACATCCAGTTCAGCAAAGCAGTCCTTTTGTGCTGCTGAACTGAAAAAGGCTTCTTCTGTCATAACCAACCGCCCGGCAGCAGTTTTTGAAGTGTTCATTTTCCGGGCAATCGCATCAATAGCTTTCTGTGGGTCTTGTCCTAAAATAACATTACGGGTTAATTCAGTATTCAGTTCATTGACCAACTTCTGACGATTCCCCCATATTCTTTCAGAAAAGTTCTTCCCATCAACCGCCCAAGGCTTATTGATAATCTTTGAAATCTGCTTTTCATCCAGTGTGGCAAAATCCCAACCAACACTAACGCCCTTCTGAATTTCAAAAGCTGTTCGGTAATAGCCTGATGTGTATATGTTCCGCATTGCAGAATCAATACTGTCAAGCTGATTCCCAAACATTGCTTCAATGCTCTGCTGTGTTTGCAGCTTCAAGGCTTCAAGTCTGCTTATGTGATACCGGGCAGAAGCATTTTCAAGCTGTTTCACCCAAGTACCATTGATTGCATTTTCTTCACCATACTGAATATACTGGTTTATATCCCATTTCAATTCTTCCAGTTCTTTACTGGTCAACATTTTCCGGGCATCTGCCAGTGTAATACCGTTATTTTTTGCAAAACGCTGATACCATGCAGCAATTTGACCTTCAATCTGCTTCTGTGCCTGTCTGTACTGCTTTTCAATATCAGCATAGCACTGTAACCCTTGCTGATTCTGTGATTGTTCAAGCAGCTCAAACCTTTTTTTCCAGTATTCACTATTCTTCATCTTCTACACCACCGCCCTGATTGCCTTGGTTCGGATTTGCCGGATTCTGCTGACCAAAAGGATTGTACTGGGAAAGCATTTCTTCCTGTTCCTTTTGTTTCTGCTGTTCCAACCGTTCCAATTCTTTCTGCGGGTCATCCACCCAAGGATGCTGACCAATGATAGTTTCATCAGACAGGATTCCAACTGACTTCTGACAATTATCAATAGCTTCTGATTCATTTATCAGAATATCTCTGTTGAAGATGACATTTACTTCTTCACCTTCAAAGTTTCCCTGTCCTGTGTTCGCAAGATGTGCGTTCACGAACCAAAGTATTTCTTCAAAGGCTGCCTGATACTCTGTTTCAGTATCGTTTGCATCAATGTCAATGTCAGAATACATTGATTGAATGTTCATTTGGTTTGGATTGCCTGAAAGCCTGTCATCCTTGGCATCATAACCCATTGCGTTCTCAATCAAGGCTTTCTTGAAAATTTCAATAATAGCTTTGTAGTTTTCCGCATTGACTGTGATTTCAAGGGTTTCAACACCGCCCTTTGCACTGTCATCATACCTGACCTTGACCGCACCAAAGGTTGCAAGGTTCTTTCTGAACTCACCCAAGTCTGTACCATCATAGTTTTTCAGAACAAGGATGGTGTTTCTTGCATCCTCTTGCATATTGTTTTCAAAGTCAGACAGCATCACATTGATACCATCCTGTAATGACTTGATTTTCTTCAACAGCGGTGTTTCCTGTTCATTTGCTTTCAGTGGTATAAGTGGGATTCTTGACCAGTTGAACCCTGTCACATTCCCATTTCCGTCTGTCATTGTCACATGGTAACAATCAGATTCCCCTTCATTCGCAATGTCAGGTATCAGTGTACCCCTGTCAAGAATGAACTTGTGAACACCGTCTAAATCATAAACTTCAACCTTTTCAATTACCTTTGGGATTGTACCTTCATAGCCAATCACCAAATACAACCTGACAGCAAAGTCTAAAATGGTGTGTTCGTTGTCCTTCCAAAACGGTAATATTTCATAGCCGGGAAATAATCTGAAAGAAAATTCCCCTGATTCAGTGTAATAAGGGTACAACCAACAGATACCGTTGTTATATGCAGCCTTGCCACTGTTTTTCAGCGTTTTCATAAAACGCTTATTGAACACTTTTTTCAAAAGTTCAGCGTACTGGTCATTTTCCGTTTCTATCGCAAAAGGCTGACCGAACAGATAATTTGCTTTCTGATTGACCATCTTTGCATACTGGTTATCAATGACCCTATTGTTTGGCAAGTTTTCAACAACTTGCAGTTCACCGTTTTCACCTATCATTGTACGCTTACGCTTCAAAATATCGTGTTCATTGTCATAATACAGTGAACCCTTAATCTGCATAATACGTTGGGGTGAACATTTCCACTTGGAAATTTCCTTTTCAAGAAATTCCCGGTCAGTCATCCTTGAATGAACACCCTGTAATATGAAATTGCTGACCTTCAAAGTCAGTGTGTCAATTAGGTTGCTGAACATCTTGGTTCATTCACCCCTTTCATTGCATAATATAATCAAAACCCCTGAAAACGCCATGTTTCCAAGGGTCTGTGTTACTAATTTGTTTCTATTCAAAACTGAACGCATCACCTTTGATAAGACTTTCAATCGCATAACGCATTGCATCCATAAGGTGATTGAAGTCATCAATCGGTCTGTTCAGCTTCTTACCTGTCTTTGTGTCTGTGTCCCAAGTGTAGTTGCTTATTTCAGTGATAAAGTTCACACATCTTGGATGCACAATAATGTGATAGTCCTGAATGAAGTCAATACCGTTGTTGATGCTGTCCTTGCCCTTCCTTGCTTTCCTGATTCCTTTCAGACCCAGTTCCCGCAAGCGGTCAATACTCTTTGGTTCAGCAGAATCAGCGGTTATCTTTTCTTTTACATAACCCATCCGCTGCACTTCATCAGCAATAGCTTCATTACTCATGCCGGGTTTATACATTTCATCGAAAACCCAAATGGTTTTGCTTGCTTGGTCAATAAACCCACAAAATAAAGCACTGGGGTCATTGGTATAACCAAAGTCAAGACCAAATACTGACTTGACCCCTTTTATTGCCTTGACTTCATCAATGCTGAACGCCTTTTCTTCCCAGTTCTCATATACAAGACCGTCAACAATACCCCAGTCACCAAGACCCGCTACTTTGTAACGCCTTGGGTTCTGCTTTCTCATGGTTTCAAAAACCTTTAAGTCAGCAGCATCCAACCATTCATTGCACTTATAGTTGGTTGTCATTGCAAGGGTTTCATCATCCGGGTTGTCAAAGAAGCGTTTTTTTATCCAGTGGTGTTCATTCCAAGGGTTCAAAGTCAATGTTATCTGTTTGAACAAACCTGAACCTTCCGGCACTGCACCACGAATTGATTCATCAAGCATATTGAAATCATCTTCTGAACTGATTTCATACGCTTCTTCAATCCACATCCAACACAAGCATCCAACATCAACTGTGATGGAAGTTACTTTCAGCGGGTCATCAAGTCCCCTGAAATAAATCTTCTGACCTGTCGGTTTATAGGTCATTTCAAGCGGTGATTCTTTGATTTCCCAAAAGGCATCAACACCAAGGCGGTGAATCGCCCATTTCAATTCAGTGAAACAGGAATCTTTCAGTGTCCTGAATGTTTTCCTGACAACAAGGGCGTTTGCATCCGGGTATTTCATTATGTTGGTGATATACCAAAGTGCAGTTGTCTTTGACTTTTTGGATGCACGTGAACCCTTACATACTCTATATCTGCCTTTCCAACGCCAAAAAGTACCGTAACCCTTGCCGACTAATTCAGGAAGTGAAACCTTTTTCTTTCCGCTTTTCTGAACCTTGTAATCTTCCGGGTACAGAATAAACTTCTGATAACCAAAAACATACTGTGATGAAATCCTATTCTTCACCATAGGAAATCACCGCCTTAATCTTCAAGGGCATCTTCACCAGTGATGACAATAGGCTGTGTAATATTCACATCCAGTTTGTCATTCCACATACCCAAATGCTTACCTAACAGTTCCAGTGCTTTCAGTTTAGAAGCAATCTTGACTTCCCTTTCAACGCTTGACCCGGTATCACTTTCAGATTCCTTGTACTTTACCGATTCGATACAAGCAAGGTCATCAGGTGAAGCATCTGATTTGATTCTGCCCTGACTGTCAACAATATCAGTCATTTTCACAAGTGCAATCTTGGCAAGTTCTAAAACAACCCTGTCCTGATTGATACCTGTTCTTTTTGACCGTTCTGCCATCTGTTCAGCAATAGCCTGTTGAATACTAAGTTTTGCTAAGTTTTGACTACCCTGTTCATTGGCTGTTTTTACTGAATATCCCGCACGAATAGCAGCTTGTGTTGCGTTCAGGTCAATAAGGTATTCATCAACAAAACGCTGCTGCTTTTCAGTTAATTTTGCCTTTTTTGCCATCAACAACACCTTCTTTCCTTCAAAAATCTAATCAAAAACCCCTGAAAGTAGGAGTTTTTAGCACCTTTCAGGGGTCAGTATTTGGCAAAAAATTTTGCAAAAAATAAGATTACAAATAACCTAAACGGTTATTTGTAACCCTAAATTTTCACCATTTACTATACACGCTATATTCGGTGAAATCAATATTGATAACTGTATGAATTTTGTATGATTTTTACATACTGTTGTAGGTTCTATGTCAGATAATGCAAATCAGTATGCAGTTCTTCAAAGGCTTTCAATGCCTTTTTATGTAGGTCACGCACATACTGATATGACAGACCTATTTCATTCGCTGCATCCTTCACTGTTTTATACTGCACATATACCTTGAACAGAATCTTGATGTAATAATCAACATTTAATTCCTGAATTTCCTTTGTAACCCTGTGCTTTATATCAACAAATTCATCAATTTCCCTGTTGATTTCAGCATCAAGGTCAACATACTTGCAGATTCTATTTTCCTGTGCGTTCTGTGGACTGGTCTGCACTCTGTCCTTTGAATAATCTATTGCCCCGGTACTGGTTGCAGCAGTCATCAGGTCAGCAAGTTCTTCCATTTTCTGATTGATTTTCGTATCAATGACCCGTAACTGGTCTAAATACTGCTTTGCAGTCAATTTTTTATCATTCATCTATCACACATCCTTTCATAGTATCGGTTTGGTATCGGTTAAAAATCATCAAAAAAACACATTCAAAGCCTTGTATTATCTAACAGTATCGGTTGGTAACGGTATCTGTTGATGCCTATACTCTTATATTTTTATTTTTTATAATTCATATTGATATATAAAAAAATATTTATTATAAAGAATTTACTTTTAACAGTTACCAACCGATACCGCCAGTATTTACAAGGGTTTCAACCGTTACCTTTAACAGTTACCAACAGTTACCAACAGTTACACAACCACTACTTCACAACCTTATACACAATATCATTCACAAATAATGTACCTGTCTGCGGTACTCCCATGAACTGCGGTGTGCAAACAACATTGATTCCGGCCGCATATACCGCATACAACTGTTGTGATATGAAATCACTTGCCATTGCATAGGTCTGTTCATTCAGCGGTGCATATCCAAATTCTTCAAACAGAATAGGAAAAATGTCATTGTTCATTGAAACTTCACCTTTTTCCATAAATAACTGCATAATTTTGTTTTCCATCACTACCACCTTTTACCTTTCTTTGGTTGTTCCATTTTATTTTGTGACCGCATTGCGGGCATTGGTTCAGTCTTAACAATTTACCTGTTTCCTGATGATACAATTTCTTGCATCCACATACGCTACATACAGGAACATGACACGTTTCACCCGGAAACATCCCGGCATTATTTTCAATCAGCTTCATCAGGATTCACCACCTTCATCTTCTTGGCTGTGAATGTCATCATCGGTAACTTCTGAATCCTGATGTGCAGCTTTCCAAATAACAGGATTCTAAATCTTTCCTTCCAAGGAACATTGATTGTTGTACTTTCTTCGACTTTTTCAGAAAACTTTGAAATCTGCACTGACACACTTGACACATTTCTTATTTTCATCTATTTGTACTCCCTTCCTGACTTGGTATCTTTCAACTGTATTCGTTCAATCAGTTCAAAACCGCATGAACGAATAATAAACTTCAACACCTTCACCAAATCATAAGCACGTTTGTCAGCTTCACTTTCTTCCCGGCTCACCTGACCTACTGCAATAGATGCAGTTGGGTCAGAATAACCTTCAATGTTTCTTCCACCTTTCACTTGTCTGTAACCTTCCTTTCTATGATTCCGCATTTAATCATTGCTTCAAACATTGCTTCAAAAATAGTGACTACTATGGAATTTCCGGCTTGATGGTATAGTGTTCGGTTCATTTTCCCATGCTCTACTTTGCAAGTTGATTCTGCTGCATAGAAATCATCATCTGAATACCCCATCAACCGCCAACATTCCAGTTCTGTCAAATACCTGTACCTTCCACCACCAAGGTCAATGACCTGTGCCGGGGTTCTATCCTGTCTTGTGGTGATGGTATTTGCATAATTTTCAATGACGGTTGCCCGCCTGATTCCCTTTTTTCCGATAGCTTTATACACGCTTGGTTGTGTAACCATATAGCAATCAGGAATTTCACCAGTTTCAAGGAAATCATTTATGTTCTGCATCGGTTTTTTCTGCATTAAGTCAAAATTGAACGGTTCAGACCCAAGAACTGATACAGTGAAACATCTTTCCCTTGCCTGTGGTATTCCATAATCACGTGCATCTAAAACACGATAACTATTTGAATACCCCAACATTTCCATATAAGACAGGTAACGATTGAAATTATGAATCATGTGTTTAGATAGTACATTTTTCACATTTTCCCAAATAACAACGGTTGGTTTCCACTCCCCCATCTGTTCAATGATATGAACTGTTTCCCACATCAAAGATGACCTTGTACCTGAACCTTCATCTGCACCTTTTCCTTTATTGATTCTTCCTTCTGCTGCGGTTGCTTTTCCCTGATGCCCTGCAATACTAAAATCTTGACAAGGTGAACCATGAATTAAAATGTCAGGTTGAAGATTCCACCCCACAACCGTTTGTGGTGAATGGTCAAGTTCTTTTTCAAACATTGCGTTATATGACCTGACTGCTTTTTCATCAATTTCCACGTAGTCAATAGATTTTATTGGAACGCCTATATTTCTAAGTGCTACCCTTGGCGAACCTATACCGCCAAACAATTCAAGTATTTGTATTTTCTCTGACACATTCTGCACCTTCCCTTTCTGTTAAGAACTCTTAACTTATAATCAAAAAAAAATTATTCCTTCACAAATATCTTACGGTTCACATTGTTCAATTTTTTCTGAATCACTTTGAACCCAAGCCTTTTGTTTATCTGTTTACTGAACACGATGTTTGACATAGGCTGCATACTATTTTCAGCACAAAATACCTGATACCTTTTATAAACATCAGCGGTTGGTTCATTTTCAATCATATCAACGCCACAATCGGCAATAAATGCAATGATAGGATTGTTTTCTTCTTCATATTCATCCAACTGACCCTGTACCTTTTCTGACTTGGTAAATTCATTATTGGTTATAACCCTTTTCAGACCTTCCACACCCAACTTGATAAGGTATTCAATGCTTTCCTTCTGAATCAGCTTGTACTTGATGAATGGGTCAAAATCCGGGTCAATGGTTACACCATCCGGCAGATATTTTGAAAAGCGGGCATTGAATGGAATAATAACCAAACGCCTAAGCACCGCCCCGGTCTTGTCCTTCATTCTTGGTATATCATTTGCACTGAACAAAAGTTTAATGAATGGGTTGAACTCAAAAGGGTCTTGTCCTTTCCGTTCTGCTTTGATTCTGTTACCAGTAACAATCTTTTTGAAAATACTGACCTGTGAACCTTGAAGAAAGTCATCCCCTATATCATCACCGATATTTGCCATTTTTCCGAACATCATTGAAGTATTGAACCTATCACCAAGTTCTTTCAAATCCAGTGCTGAAATATTCTTATCACCAAGGATTGTTTTCACTATATCCAAGAAGGTACTTTTACCGTTGTTTTTGTCACCAGTCAGAATGAAAGCCTTTCCCAGTTCATTTCTTCTATAAAAGCAGTAACCAATACATTCTTCCAACAATGCCCTGATTGCTGCATCATCACAAGCAAGTTTATTCAGGGTCTTGTCTGCCAGTTCAAAATAAGCATCCGGGTTGTAGTCCCAAGGTATTTTATTCGTGATGACAATATCAGTGCTGAATGGTTTCAGTTCCCCAGTTACAAGGTCATATATGCCATTATTGAAAGCAATCAGGTTTGCATCTGACTGTTCCTTTGATTCAACAATCAATTCCATATAATCAAGCACTTCCCGGCGTTGCATCTTTTTCAGGTTTGGAATGTACTGAATCATATCAGATTCAATTTCCTTATACCCGTTGGTATAAATACCGTCTTTGTATATATGTAACTGACCATTGATTTTTACCACATGGGCGGTGTTCTTCATATAAACTGCGAACTTGTCAAACAGGAATGTTGACCCCATGAAAAACACTGGTTTCTGAAATGCTTCATCCCTAAGAATCACTTCCAGTTCTTCATCAGACAGCGGTTCTTTTAGAACAAATTTGTTCAGAATCCTGATACATTCCCTTGTTTCATCGACTGTAAAATCATTTGCTGTCAGGGTCAGGATATAATTGAACAATGCCTGATTTCTTCCATCCCCGGCATCCATATCCACAAATTCAGCAGTTGCCTTGACCGGGAATAACCACTTTGGAACTTCCTGATACTTTCCACCTTCTTCAATATCCCATTCACAAAACCGTTCTTCACCATCAATCTTGATGACTTCATAAGACAACTTACTTCCGACCTTTATATCAGCAGTCAGACCAACAGCAAGTTGCACGTGTGTCCTGTTCCTTGCTATGGTATGGTTTTTGAATAGAAAATGTTTACCCCTACTTGTGCAAAGGACTTTACAATCAAGCTGCAAATCCTCAACGATATTCATTAAAATTTCAGACTGTTCAGAATCGTCAATATCAATAAGGATGGTGTCATCTGCCAATACTCCACCAAACCCACTAAGGTTTTTTACTTCCTCATAGGTTTTCCACTTGGTTCTGTTTTTTAACTTTTCAATGCTCTGTTTACCCTTGGTTTCAACATAACCTTTGTAAAGCATCTTTTTCACCTACCTTATGTGATAATTTGCAGCACTTTCTTGTAAAATTCCTTATTCCTGATATTTTTATCAAAATCAGACTGCCGGGAACGTAACAGTGCTTTTATTTCCCGCATTTCCTGACGGAACTGCTTGACATACGCATTGTAATGTTCCCACCCGTCAGACTTATGCAGTGGTGTTGATTTATTATATTGGTTGCGATTATGCAATGCGTTGTCTAACTGCTTTTGACAGAACTTCACCTTCTCTGTATATCCTATGATATACCTTTGATTTTCCTGTTGTTTCGGTTCAAACTGTTCAATTTCCTGTTCAACATATTCCCTGATTTTATCTTCACATTCAGGTGTGAAACTGTTCCTGATTATCTTGACCAGTTTTTTGACCTTTGAAATGCTCCGGCAATCAAGGAATTTTTCAAGGTGAATGACCATTGAACCATGTTCATACTTGATTTCTAAATCCATTCAGACCTTCCTTTCCCGGCATCACGCTACAATGCCAAATTGCTTCAATCGTTTCTTTGCTAAATCTATATACCAACCTTTATCAAGGGTTTGCGGTGTTTTAACCCCACACACATCATCATTGCAAATGAAACAGTGGTCAGGGGTATTTCCAAATTTTTCACCTTTTGTTTTCACTCTTTTTCTTTTCAGTAACCGCCCATCATCCTGACTATTTGAAGCAAATACCCTGTATGACTTATAACTGTATTTGACCTTTTCAGGATATTCATATACTTCTTTGATGACCCGTTTTCCTGTCTTAGTGATAACTGGTGTGCAATGCTCATGCTCCACCCAATCATATTTTTCTGACAGCTTGACGATTTTCTGAAACATAATCAGGTCATCACACTGATTGATGGTCTGTTCCACTGGTGTCTTATGTACCATGTATTCAACCAGTGCTTTGTTCAGAATAGGAAGGTCATTGTCTGTTGCAGACAATTCCTTCACATAAGCACCGATTCTTTCAACACTTCCATCAGCACCCACCCAAAGGTAATTGTTCACATCCTTCTGATAAATTTCTGAAATATTATCCAGCTCAAGAAGAATTGAACACTGGTCTGTTGAACAACGCTGTTCCCACTCCCAACAAATATCATCCACCATTTCAAAGGCTTCATCAGTGTCAGGAATCCAAATAATCAGACCATCGGTATTTGACTGAATCAATTCAAATCCCGGTACTGCTTCAAGGTGTTCAATCAGGTCAAGCAACATAAGCTGACCATTGATGCACATACAGTTATTATTTCTTGGGTCATACGCCGGGTTTGTTTCATCCTTCATACCACCTGAAAGTGCGTTCAGCATTTTCTTATATGGTAACTGTGCTTTCTTCCAGTTTTTAGCTTCTGCCTTATTGCCGGATTTTGCAGCAGCAATTTGTTTTGCTTTCATTGACTTTCTTGTGTTGTATACCAAATGATAATTGTCATTAGTAGCTGCCCTTGTGACCAGTCCCCAAGCAATCAGCATTGAAGGGTAATAATTATTCACATCTACATGAAGAATCTGCCCGGTCTTGTGTATTGGTGTTTCTGCTGCACCATGCAGACCGCCAAAACCAAATGAATGTGGTATACCCGCAACAACAGTGTCAAGGTTTTGTGACTTGTACCATAGTTTTTTATCGTATTTGTCACAATTCTGTAAATCCATAGCCAAGGCTTCTTTTTTCTTTTCTTCAAACCAATCCTGAACATATTTGTATTTGTTCAGCCTTAAACAGGGTAAGAAGAAATAATCAAATTCATCCTTGAAGTCCTGTTTCACACATCCAAGGACTTTTGCTGTGATTCTTGCTTCACTGTCACCTATATTTGACAGGCTGACCGTGTTCGGAAAAGCCTGAACAATTCCATGCATTGCATTAAATTCATCTATCTTTTCAAGGAAAATCTTGATTGTCTGTTCCACATCATGCCGACAATACTTAATTGTTTCTTCAATTTCAGCCTTGGTCAATTTTCTATTTATATCAAAAGGAACTCCAGTTTCCTTGATGTTTGAACCAAGAAAACCTTCCATTGTTTTCAATCCAACTGGGGGGTTTGGCATTACATCATAGTTTGTCATCGGTACTTTATTGAACACTGACGAAAACTGCCACCCTTCCCTTTTTTCTAAAATTATCCAGTCATTGATTCTTTTTGGGTTCATCCCCAACAGAATACCTTTCATAATGTACTGGTCATAGTGGCGGTTATTAAAACCTACCCATATATTGCTTGTATTTGCTTCATATAAGTCTTTTAATTCGTCAGGGTTATTTACTATTACCTGTTCTGTTTTACGGGTCACATCAATGAAAACTGCAAGCCAATCTTCCTTGAAAACCTCAAAATCGTAAAATATCACTACTGTTCACCCTTTCTGAAAATAGCGGTGGAAGGTGTGACCCCACCACCGCCTAATTTTATTTTAGTTAAGAACTCTTAACCTTTCAACAAAAATTTTTACAGGTCAAAAACCTCATTGATAGTGATAGGGTTGAACTTGCTTACTGCATAGGTAACTTCAACTTCGATGTTGTTCTGAATGGACTGGAACACATCAAGAATCTGGTCTGCAAAATCCTGATAGTTGATAAACTCAACAGGTGCTTCATCTTCACCAAGCAATTCATTTACCCATGTGCAGACAGATTTGATTGCCCTTCCATCATTCCATGTTTCGCTGACCTTGTTACCGCTGATAACCCTGTTGAAGAAAATCATGCGGTTTGCCTGTTCACCTTCCTTGATTTTGCACTGAACCGCAAACATCAACTTGTCCTGTGCCTTTGTCAGCTTAATTTCCATCTTCTCAATGCTGACGATATACTTACCATCCGGCACATCGGCAAAGTCCGCATCCTTTGCTTCTTCAACCTCTTTCTGTAATGCTGCCAAATCAACCTTGTTGTCAAATGCACTGAAATCAATAGCCATAATTTTTCACCTTTTTAACCTTTCTTAGAATAATGTTCTTTTAGTTGTCAGAACTGTTTTCAACAGTTCAAATGCCTGTGTATCTGTGAAACCCACTTCAACATAGGAATCATAGATTTCCTTTGCAGCTTTTGCACCTTCCTGATGTGAAGGTTTCTTTGACCCGGCATCAGGATTTGGTTTCTTCATGCCCGGTGCTACACTTCCCATGATTGCAGATGCAACTATTGCATCAAACATTTCATTGGGAATACCAAACGGATTGTTAGGATTACTCATGTTATGTACCTCTCTTTCTTAACGTGTTCTTCTTGTTCTGCGTGTACGTGTTCCAGTTTCCTGTTCAGGTTCAGCATCCTGACCTGATTCAGAATCAGGCTGTGTCTGCTCTGCGGACTGTGCCTGTGTTCTGCGTGTTCTTCTGCCGGATTCAGGCGGGTTCATTGCACCTTCAACCGGGTTTTCAGGCTTCGGATTCCCCGCCTGTGCCAAACGCTTCACACCTTCACCAAATTCTTCCTTGGTGATGACCTTTGCACCTTCCGGGGCAACATCCCCTTTGTGCTTCATAACATAGTTGTCATCTGCCGGAATGTAGAAATAGGTATCTTCTGCCAGTGTTTCAGGTTCAGCAGACTGTTCAGCGTTTGCCTGTCTTTCCTTGCGTGTACGTCTTGGCGGTGTTTCAAATTCAGGCTGTGGAATACTGTCAGCAATTTCACAATAGGTATTAAAATCCACTTCTTCTGCACCATTAGTTGCTTCATCAACTGCCCGTTCAACCTGTTCCTGATATTCAGCCATTTTCTGCTGATTCTCTGCAACCACTTCATCATGTGTTTTACTGCTTGCCTTGCGTGTTCTGCCACTTCTGCCAGTAGATGCAGCCTTTTCAGGTTCAGCCGACTGTTCAGCATCCTGTTCAGCAGTCTGTGGCGGTGTCGCTGTTTCAGTTGTGGTCTTGGATGCTTTGCCACCCCTTGCCCTTCTTCCGTTGGCATCCGGCTTTGCAATATCTGCTGCAACTGCTGCATCAGCCTGACCCATTTCTGCATCAGTCTTATATTCCCCTACTTCATAGAAGTTGCGGATTTTATCAGCCACATAGTTCAAATCATTGTCAATAGCGTATGCCGGGAACATTCCCATAGGTGACTTTACTGTGTCCTTTCCACTGTTCTGTGTGTAGAAGTAATACTTACCTTCATTTACACCAGTTCTAAGAACGATTGTGAAAAGTCCCTCAATGGTGATTTTCTCACGTAACAGTTTACCAATCAGCTTGATTGTTGTTACACCGTTGTCAAGGGTTTCTGTGTGGGTCATATAAGCAACAACCACATCTTCCGGCAGTTCCTTACATACTTCAATGATTTCAAAGTAATTTGCACCGAAATCGTTCCACTTGTCCCAACCGTTTTCTTTGATACGGTTCATGTACGGAACAGAAAGAATATACTGGAAGTCATCAACAACAATCAGCTTCTTTCCGGCTGCTACCTGTTCCTTCATAAATTTGCAAATCTTGCGTGATTCCGTTTCACTGTTCAACATTTCAAACTTACCCTTGAACGGTAACGGTTTACCAACCGGGTTCACAACAGCGGTTGTTGCCGGGTCACAATTTCTCATACTGGTACTTTTACCAGTGCCGGATTCACCCATAACCAAAAGCATCTGTGCCATATTATCTCACCTGTTCCTTTCTGATTCTTTCAAAGTTAGCTGCCATGTTATGACTTACATGGTGCTGACCAAACTGCTTCTGAACACCCGCACGAATTACTGAACGTAACAGCTTGCGGTTATATACTGGTCTTGGATTGTAGACCTTACCCTGTTTCTCATTTACCATTAAAAAACACCATTCCTTTCTTCACATTTTTGGAAACAATCTTCACACATTATTTGTTCACGTGATAAAAATTTATTCCCATTTGTATTTTTCATATCAGGGGCATCAAAATACCCGTAAATACAAACTTTTCTGAAATTTCTACAGTTTTTTGAATCCATTAACTTACCACAACAATCACATTTTGTTTCTACTTTTGTTGCCATTATTCTTCACCACCTTCATCTGTGCATCCTTCTGTTACTCTGCTTGACCATAAATCAGCATAATGCAGAATCAGATACAGCGGTGTTTCGTGACCTTTTACCCCATAGTTGGCTGTTTCATAAAGACCATCATGGTATCTGATAGCAAATTCTTCATCTTCCGTCAGGTCAATGAAAAGGGTTGCTAACTTAATACTGCGGGTTGCATGGTCAATCGGTAATAATTCCGGGTTACGCTTGAACGGTTTGGCTTCAGATGCTTTTCCTGACTTCAAAATGTTAGGTACATACATCTGCTTTCCATAATCACCGCACTTGCCAAGGTCATGTAATGCTGCTGCAATGATTACTGAATCCCTGACTTCTTCATACTTGTTTTTACCAAGAAGTGCATAACCAATGTTTTCTGCTGCCACCATCACGTTACGGGTGTGATGCACAAGACCGAACTCACAACATAAGTGATTGCCACCACTGCAAGGTGCGGAAAAGAAACCGATTTCTTCCATGTACTCAACCAGTCCTTCCATACCTTCACGCTTGGTTGCAAGTAAGCGGTCAACCACAAACTTCTTGTTGTCAAGTTCCTTTGCATTTTCTTCTGCAATCGCATCTGATAATGCTGTTGCAACTGATTCTTCTTTCTTTTTTGCCATGTTCTTATTCTCCTTTTAATTTTATTTCCCAACGCTTTTGTTCTTCGATATTCCCAAGATACCAAGCGTTAAGTTTCGATTTGTTTTCATTGAACTTTTTGAACTGTTCAAAGTCCTTCGGATAAAGCAAGATGCCATACCCACCTGATTCCCTGATTTTTCTTAGATTGTAAAGCTGCAATAAAGAAGGTTCACCTTTGTCTGCTTTGACCTCAATACCTAAGAAGAAACCGTCAGAACTTACCAATAAATCAGGTATACCGCTTTTGGTGTAGGATGCACCGCCCCAGTATTTGAGGAACCAACAGCCATAATTTTTCAGATAGGTCTTGACCTTGTTTTCAAAGTTCTTTTCTGCTGCCAACTGGTTTTCACCACCCTTCAATTACAGTATTGATTGCAATACCAAGTGTTCGTTCTAATTCAACTTTACCATTCAACACTCTGCATAAATGTTCAGGTGAAATCTGTAATTCTTCTGCTAATGCTTTATTACTGATACCTTTTTCTTTCATACTGATTTTGAATTGCTCAACCGAATAAGTATATTTATCGTGTAGTGTGCTATAAACATCAGTCAAACCAAGCAAGTAATCACTTGTAACATTAAAGAACTGTGAAAGTATCATTATTGAATCCATGCTTGGAAATCTTTTTTCACTTTCCCATTGCTTTATAGTCGGAACTGCTATTGTTCCAAGTGAATCGGAAAGTTTTTGTTGTGTAAGTCCTTTTCGTTCCCTTAATTCTTTCAACCTATTACTAAATTTATCCATTAGTGACACCCCGCCTTTTTAACTCATTCAGCAAATCCTTTGTTGATATGTTGCACAAATCAAACCCAGTTAGTAATAATGTACTTGTATCAAGGGCGTTTGCAATTTTTTCGATATTTCTATATGTTGGATTTCGTAAACCCTTTTCCCATTGTGCAAGCTGCTGATATGAGCATCCTATTTTTTCACTGACTTCCTTTTGCGACAACCCTTTTGATTCTCTAATATTTCTAATTCTTTCACCCAAGTTCATTTAACATCACCTTCTAACTGGTCATTGAACTGTTCCTGAATAGTCAGGATGCTTTGTGTATAATCTGTTTCAAATATCCCCTTTTCCCACAAACGAGAAGCACCATTTTCACCCATGTTGTACGCCATCAACACCATATCTGTATCTTGATAGCGTTCAAACAGTTTCCTAAGAACGAATACACCCGCCCTGATATTTTGATAGGGGTCTGTGTAATCAGTGACACCGATGGTTTCTGTCAGCCAGTCATGGTTGATTGCGTTAATCTGCATATATCCATAGTCATTTGTGTTGCTTATCACATTTGGGTCAAAACTGCTTTCATGCTGAATCAACGCCATTACAAGGGTAAAATCCAAGTTGTAGCCTGAACACAAGTAATATACAAATTCCTGTTGTTCTTCCGGCATCTTGCAATCAAGCGGTTTGAAATCCAAATCACCAACACCCCAGTCAAGTGAAATTTCTTCTGTAAAACATCGTTCATCATACGCCCCATATACAAGGGTTTCTGTGCTTGACTGTTCACTTGTATGTATTTCTTCTTTTTCTCTGTCCTTGGCGGTTATATGAGTTTTCAGGGCATATCCTGACAAGCCACCGACCAAGGAAAAGACAACTGCAACAATAACCCATGATACAATAATGCGTTTCGCCATTGCTGCCTTTCTAAGATTCTTTGAATAGTTCATCTGTCAATTCCTTTCCTTCTTGCAATGCTGCAAGGTTCTTTTCTTCAATGCTACCTTTCACCAACAGGTAATAATAAAAGCAAGTGTTATTCTGACCTATTCTGTGAATACGTTTCTTTGATTGTTCCCAAAGGTCACATGACCCCTTTCCAAGTGGCAAAGTAAAATAAATAACCTTGTTCGCCTTTTGGAAGTTACCCCCCATTGCACCCGCTTGATACTGAATGAATGTAATGCTGTTGTCAGATTCTTCATAAGCGGTTCGGTCATCCTCACCACCACGAACCACTGAAACAGGTCTTTCAAGTTCTTCTGCGATAGCTTTCATTGCTTCATATTCAGCGGTGAAGTTATAGAACACAATCAACCTATCTTCCGTTGACTGTACCAAGTCCCTGAATCCTTCCAGTTTTTCCTTGTGATACTGACCGCATAATTGCCGGGCGTATAGTGTCTTGGTCAAATTATTATCACCGACAAGTTCAGTGTCATCATCAATCAATAGGTAACTGTTTTTGATAAAAAACTTGTATTCCTTTGTTACCTTGAACATAATCTTCTGTTCAATCTGTTCAGGAAGGTCAAGAACTTCACTGGTTTTCATAAATACTGCACCATACTGTGCCAGTTTCTTTTTCAGGTGTTCAACATTCTTATAGCCAACAATCACTTCCTGTTTGAAACCATCCCCATTTTCAACCCACTTGGTATCAACATAACTGTTCCAAAAGGTTTTTTTATTGATGTTCCAACCAAGCAACTGAACCTGTGACCATAACCGTTCATACTTCCCGGCTGTCGGTGTACCTGAAAGCAATACAACACTTTCAGGTTTCATGTTCAGAATAAATTTTGAACGCTTTGCGTTCTCATTTGTAATCAGACTTGATTCATCAAGCATCATGGTAAATTCATTTATTTTCAGCAGCCAATCACGCCTGAAAGTCAGGTCATAATTGATAACACCGATAATTTGAACATCCCTGTGGTATATGCTCTTTGTGTCAATCCTGTTCCTGAAAGTGATTGCTTGTGATTTGTGTGTCAGGTCAAATACTTCATAATCAGGGTAATGGTCTTTGAAATGCTGCACCCAGTCATCTATCTTGGATTTCTGACAGATGACAAGGTTCACATCATTGTTCAATTCCCACACTTTTTCAGCACCAACAAAGGTTTTACCAAGTCCCATATCAAGGTAATATGCAACCCTGTTGAAGTTTTTGGTTTGGTTCAAGACCTTTTCCTGATGGGGCATGAAATGCAAATTACTCATTTACATTGATACCCGTACACTGATAAAAGATTTCAGGGTCAAAGTTCGGTAACGCCTTGATGATATTCTTCTGACGGTCTGACAAGCTGCCCCACCATAACTGACCACAATCAGATTCATCAAGCACTTTGAGATAACCGCCTGTTGTTTCATGTGTCGGATGCTCTGCTTTTTCTTCATCCGTCATATCCTCTGAATAAATCCATTCAACAACATTCTTTGGTATTCTGTTCAACAGGTATCTTGCATCACTGCGTAACCAATCGTTATAAGTCCAATCAGAAGGTTTGTTGAAGAACATAATTTTCTGTTCTTCTGTCATAAAACATCCTGTATTGAAAGAAGATTTGTTCCAGTCCCCGGTGTTCCAGTTCCCGGTGTTGCAGTCCCCGGTGTTGCAGTTCCCGGTGTTGCAGTTCCCGGTGTTGCAGTTCCCGGTGTTGCAGCGACCTGTGCAATTCTTTCCTGTATTTACGATACGCAACACTTCATCCCAAGGTATTTCACGCACGATTTCCAGTTTATCGGTACAGGACTTGTCCCCTTCCTTCAAAACCGTACCGTATGCGATAACTTCTGCAACCTTGTTGTTGCTGTCAAAATCGTAATAATTGAAGCAGTCAGCAGCATTTTCGCAAAAGTGCATACCATGACCGCAAATATCAAGTTCCCCTTCTTCCTCAAATTTACCGGGGCAAGTGTACTGTTTGGTGTTACCATTCGGTGAACAAGTCCAATCAGGTCTGAACACTTTGAACCCATGAACAACTTCCTGAACATTGTTATTTTCCATCTGTCTATTCCTCACTTTCCAAAAATGCAACTGCCCTGTCATAGTTGCGTTCTAACATTCTAAGTTCATCTTTTTCACGTGATTCCTTATCACATACCGCCTGATATATTTCATCATTTCTGAAAGCTGTCACTTCATTGGTAATCAGGTCAGTGATAACCTGTGGTTCAAGTGCATCCAGTTCCCAAGATTCATCACCATACTGTTCAATGTATTTTCCGCATCTGCTATCAGAAAGTTTTGCCGGGTTTGGCGGTGGATTGTATGTGTCAATCTGATTCATTGTCAGTGCCACACGCTTAACTTCTACATCTGCACCGAACAACCACAATCTTTCCTGAATATCCCTTGTCATATCAATACCACTTGAGTCATGGTCACCTAAATGAATGATGATGCGGTTTTCTCTGTCACGCTGATAAATGAAACGCTGTGCAGCACTCCACATTTCTGACTGGGAAGTGTAACCCCTACATGAAAAATACGGTGTGTCAAGTGGTCTGCAAGCCTGTCCCACAATGTCAACCAAGGCATCCTTTTCAACCCATACTTCAACATAATTTGGTTGACCTTCCCACTTATCAAGAAGGTATGAATACCTTGCGGATGCAATCACATCTGCCGGGTTATCCCAGTGACCATTGCTTCTAAGATTGCGGGTTCTGTCTGTTATACTGTGCCAGTCAATCAATCCGGCAAGTCTGCCATCATTGATAAGACTTCCAATGTTCTTATAACTGCGTTCATTGTTCGGTATGTAACCACGTGCAACCAACTGATAATATACTTGTCTAAGGGTCAGTTCATATCCCTGTGCCTGATATTCTTCAACCACCTGATTCACAAGTTCAATCAGGTCAAGGCTTTTCTGCTGAAACTTGATTTCTTTATACTGAATTTTTGGCATTTCTCACTGACCCCCCCTAAAGTGCAACGCCTTCAATTTCTGCAAATCTTCTTGCATTGATGAAGTACGCCCAACGGTTTTCAGAAGTCTTGACTGCGTATCCCCAAGGGAAAACCCCCTGTTGCAACCCTTTTCTTACTGTCCCCTTATCCATTCCAAGGAAAACCGCTGCTTCTTCCGGCAGCATCTTCTTGATTTTACCTTCTGCAACTGCACCCTTCGGCATTGCAACAACTGGTGCATCTTCCTGTTCAAAATAGTCAGGTGCAAGTCCAAGTGATACTGCAATATCACTCTGAACTTTTTCTGACGGTACGGTCTTATCATTCAGATACATACTGATTGACCCTTTACTTTTTCCTGTCAGACCAACAACCTGTGCCTGATTGATTCCTAACTGCTGCATAGCCTTTTTCAACTTTTCGCTGAATTTCATGTTATATCACCTTTCCTTTCTTTGAGTTAAGAACTCTTAACTTTTTTAGTAAAAAATAAGATGGGAATGAACTCATAAGGAACACCCAACAGGTCACAAGCAAGATTCATTTCAGCCTGTGTCCAGTCAACCCTTCCGTTCAGCTTTGCCGACAAGGTAACAGTTGACATTGACATTGCATCAGCAAATTTTTCCTGTGTTCCAAATACTTCTTTTATTTTTCCTCTTAACTTTGAATAATCAAATGCCACTTTATTCACCGCCTTTCAAATCATCAGGGAAAGCATTGTTATTGTACTGTTTCCTGATTCTGACCTTCACAAGACCTGATTCCAACTGTTCAAAACTGACTTCTTTGAACCGCTGCTTTTTCTGCTTCAAACCTTCAACATAAGCCATGTATTCAAGTTTTCCGTCAAATTCAAGAATCTGTTCAATCCAAGCTGCCACAATTTTCTTCACAAAATCACCTTCTTTCTTTTACCGGGTGCTTATGCAGCAACCCGGCATCTTGTCAGTTCAGTCTGCTTTATACCTCTGAACTCTGTATGTGCTTTCACTGTACCAGTGATTAGCATATCAGAAACTTCTTCATCAATGAATTTTCCGGTTTTCCATGTGTAAACATTACCATCTTCACCGATGATTTTATAAATATGTGTGATACCAAAATCAGTTTTCCAACTGGTTACACATTTGACTGACCTAACCTTTACGGTGATTCTGTCTTTTACTTCACCAACATATTCTGAACAACTTTCAGCATCCTGAATTGCCTTTCTTTTAGCTACTTTCTCCAAATCCCTATCATAAGCCGGGAATAATGAAGCAAGCAAACCGAATGTATTACCAGTTATGTATTCAAGACTGCAAGCTGTTTTCAAATTGTGGATATAATTACTTGATTCATCCTGTTCTGCTATCCAAGCAAGGGCATCAGATACTAATTTTACTGTTGATTGTGATTCAATATCAAATCCAATCTCGCACATCTTATACCGCAATTCTTCCATGTACTCTTTTGGAAATAATCTTCCATGTGCTGCATCGTAAAAATCTATTGCTCTTGAAACTGTGCTGACACCTTCATCAGATGACCTTATGAAACCAAAGTGCTTAATTGTTTCAGCAACATAAGAAAGATATTCTGTTGTTGAAATATAATGCTGAATATAACAGCCGGGTTCAGGTGTTTCACCTTCAATCAAAGTATCAAATAAACTCATGTATTGTGTGACTGCTTCTGCACTCATACCATGTGTAAAATCTTTCAGACAACTTTTTCCAACCTGTTTGAACTCACCTGTTGTCTTATTCCTGACAATGTATGTGTTTTTGCGGTATCTATTGCTATTGCAGTGTTCACATATAGGTTTACTTGTATAATACCTTTCAGGAACTTCCACACCAACACCTGTGATAATGTTTCCTTTTTCTGTATGGTCAACTTCTGCTATGAACTCCCAATCATTTATGACAGCAGTTCCTTCTGCTTCAACCAATACAAACCGGGCATTGTATGTTTTTCCATTTTCATCTTTTAATTCCTTAAACACTTCACCAGTCTGTTGATAATGGAAATCACAACCGTATGCCTTGCATTTGTTGAAAATGCGTGTCAGCTTCTTTTCAAGCCTTTCCATATTTCCTTCATAAATCGCATATTCCATAGCCTTTACTTCCTTTCCAACAGTTCCTTCAAAAAGTTGTCTATTGTCAGCACATCCGTATATCAATCAGGTGATGCCTTTACCCTATCAGATTTCACATTAAAATCTGCAAACCTGTCAGCCAACATTGAACCTTTTGAACGGTTGTGTTCAAACCGTTGGGGTTTTCACCTTAAAAACCACCCAAAACCTGTTGACCTACACACAATAGACAATTTTTTGAAAGAACTGTTTCTTGTAAAAATCCTATTCCTTGATTTTGTAAACCGCTGCAACGGTTTTCTTTGGAGTGTCAGGCAGTGGATGGGACTGCCTGACTATGAAAAAAGTGCTGTTGAAACAAGGTGCTGTGTCATCTCGTGCGGTTGATTCTTCCACTTAACGGTTTCTTGGTTTAGGGGTAAAGTGCTGATTGGTTCAGCCTGTTCAGTTTTCTTCAAATAGTTCTGACACTTTGCTTTCTTGCCCTACCGTTCCTGTTTTCTTCAACTACTTTGCCGGGTCATGTTTATTCTTCACACGCTCTGTCTGCCATTCGTTTTTGCAGCCTGACCACCATGTCACTTGCGTGTAGCCCTATCGCTTCACCCGAACCTTCCTACTTGCCTTGTTTCTGTAAGTTAAGAACTCTTAACTTGCCTATACTATAACATCACCGTTTCTGTATGTCAACAACTTTTTTTAAGAAATCTTAACTTTTTTTCAAGTTTGATTGAAAATCCCTTAACTTTGCTTTATAATAGGAACTACCAAGCCATACAGAAAGGGGTGAATATCATGGAAGAAACTTTTGGTAAAAGATTACAGAAAGCATTGAATGAAAAAGGTTGGAAACAAGTTGACCTTGCAAATGCAACAGGATTTTCAAAAGCAAGAATCAGCCAATGGGTACACAACAAATATATACCAAATGCAGAAGGTTTGAATCTGATTGCTGAAACGCTTGGTGTCAGTGAAACTTGGCTGATGGGTCACGATACCCCAAAAACGTATGACAGAAAGAAGTTAGAAATGCAATATGAAGTGTGTGATTTATTTCAGAAGTGCTATGGTCAAGAAGCATACAGTGCAGTAAGTATGTTCCTGAAACTTGATGATTCTGATAAAAAAGTTGTAATAACAATGATTGATTCATTGTTATCTGCTGAAAAGTATTCTATCAAAAAAGAATCATCAAACGCATAGACAACATTGTGTATGTGGATTTCAAAAGGTAACGGTTGGTAACTGGTAGCTGTTAATTTTCTATACTGTATATTTTTACTTTTTATATTTTATTTTTTTTAATACTGAAAATATCATATTAAGAAAATTATGAAAAACCGATACCAACAGATACTTCATTGAAAACACTGCATTTCAAACAGTTACTTGAACAGATACCAACAGTTACAACAATGAAAGGAAGGTAAAATTTTATGTTTGGAAAGAAAAAAGAAAAGAAGGACTTGACTGGTTTATCAATTTACACTGCATTTCATCATATTTCAGGGTTGCCTATTGTAGAAGATACTCTTTGTGAAGTGTTTTCATTCCCCGACAGAATTGATTTCAAGGCGGGGACAACTGAAATTACCCTATCAAAAAATAAAATAACCGACATATCAATAAAAACCGATACTGAAATACAGAATCAGGCTGTTTCCAGTGTTGGCGGTGCTGTTGCCGGGGCGATGCTCTTTGGTGCTGTTGGTGCAATTATAGGTGGAAGGGCAAAAGATAAGAAAGTCAAAACTGTGACTAATTACTTGATTATCACCTATTCAAATGACGGTGATGTGAAGTTCATCGTATTTGATACCAAAAACAACCCACAATCTGCTGATAAACTTGTAAAAGAATTTCAGAAAAGCGGTGCATCGTCAGGTGTAAAGATTGAACTATAAACACAAAAATGAACCCCAACCGTTGCAGCGGTCAGGGTTCTAATAACTCTATACCAAGGAATAGGATGATATAGGCTATGCACCCACTATTATATCATTCATTCCTTGGATTTTCAATCAGAAAGGAATGAATAACTATGGGAAAAAGAAACCCAAACGGTTACGGTTGTGTAACCAAATTAAAAGGCAACAGGTCACGCCCTTGGGTTGTCAAGGTTACTGTATATGATGACCAAGGCGGTTCAAAGCAAGTACCAGTTGGTTATGCAGAATCAGAAGAAAAAGCCAATATCCTTCTTGCAGAATATAACAACAATCCTTGGGATATTGACCGGGAAAAAGTTACCCTTGCGGTATTATATCAGCGTTGGTCACAAATCAAGCTGCCAAAACTTGGAAAATCAAATCAGCAATCATTGCGTTCAGCGTTCAAACATTGTTCAAAATATTATGGTGTGAAGTATAGAAGTCTGAAATCATATCAGATGCAAGACTGCATTGACAACTGCGGGTGTGCATACTCTACACAATGGGCAATTAAGAATCTGTTCGGACACCTTGACCGATTTGCATTTGAAATAGACCTAATTGATAAGATGTATTCACAAATAACCACTGCCCCACCGATACCTGAAACCACACGTGAACCATTCACTGATGAACAGATTGAATCATTGTGGAAAATAAAAGATGAACCTTGGGTTGATACAGTCCTAATTTATTTATATACTGGGTTCAGGCTTCAAGAATTACTTGGTATGAAAACTGAACAGGTGAATGTAAAAGAAGGATATTTTTCAGGCGGTATCAAATCAGCATCCGGCAAGAATAGAATTGTTCCAATACACCCACGCATTGAACCATTTGTGAAAGCACTGGTTGACCAAGGCAACACATACCTGTTCAGTTATCAGGGAAAGAAAATTTCACAAACCCAGTATTATCAGTTTTGGGGTGAAGTCATGGGGAAGATTGAAGCAGACAAGACACCACATGAAGCAAGGCACACTTTTGAAACACGCCTTGACAACGCAAAGGGTAATAGAAAGTGTATTGATATGCTGATGGGTCATAAGTCAAAAGATGTTGGAAATCGTGTATATAATCACAAGACAATTCAGCAGTTGAAGGAAACAATCAACCTTCTGAAATAA